CGTAATTATATATAGGTTGTTTAAAATCTATTGATTGTTGTGCCATATTTTATACCCCCCAAGAATAATATTCTGTTTGACCTTCAGGTGTTTCATCTGTTCCATCAACAGGTTTATAATCTTCCATATCTTTAGCTAACCAACTATATTGTTCTCTAACTGATAATTGGTCAACTCCAACTCCTGAACTACCAGAAGCAAATCTCATTCCAGAAATTACGTGTTGTATTTTTTTATTTTTATTTGTTTCTTTTACACCTAATACTACTATATCCATATTAGGTAAATCATTAACAGAGTTTATTTCTCCAAAATCATATTTAGGAATATAAGAACCATTAGCAGCTTGATTAAAACCAAGTTCTGCATATTGTACTCCAGCATCTTTTAAAATTTGTCTGATTTCTCCAACAAATCCTTTATTAAGTACTTCAAATACAATAGAACCACTTATTAATTTAGAACCTCTTGCTACACCTCTTGCATATTTATAACCAATAGCAATTACTGGTTCAGAAGCATATGTTTGTTTCCAAGAATATGCACTAGCAGTTCCAAGTTCAACAAGTTCAAATTTATCTACTCTGTTATAAACATCATATCTAGTAGGAACTTTAATAAATAATTTTACTTCAGTTCCGTTAAATGTATCAAACTCTTTAGACTTATTCTTAAAGTTATGAAACATGTCTTGTGGATTAGCCATTATTTATCACCATCCTACTGTTCATTAAGTTTTTGATTTTCTACTTCTCTCCAAGGTTCTATTGAACCTAATATTTGTACTTTAGTAGCAACGTCATGCATAGGTGTTCCAGCTGATACTCCAAAAGTTTCACTTAAAAATGTAACTAAATTACATCTAAACATATAAATCTTTCCTTTTTCATATCTTCCTATAGAATCATCTATATCATCTGCTGTACCATATACTACAATATTTACAGGAGGCAAATCAGTTAAATCTATAATTTCATCTTCATATAATTCAGTAACTAAGTTTTCTGTTGGTCCAGATAACAATCTTTGGTCTTCTTCAAGTATTGTGTACTCTTCGAACCCCCAACCATTCAAGTTTACTTGAGTAAACATCTTAGTTTGTGTATTATATTTTCTAACGTCTTTTGTTAAAGCTCTTAAGAAACCATTGTCTATTTGTGAAAAAACAATAGTACCATATGTATTTCTTAAAGCTTGAGTAACAGCTACTGGATTTTTTCTTCCAACAGCATGAGTCCATCTAGCCGCTCTGTTTGTTTCTGCTATTATTTGTTGTAAGTTACCTATATCATAAGTAAAATATTTAACAACTTTTAAACCATTAGAATCTGTTTTAGTAAGTGGAACTTCCATAAAAACTCTTAATCCAGAACCTTTACAAAGTACGTTTCCGCTACCCATTACATAATCATTATGAGCCATTATGGTGTCACCTTACCTTCATATTTTTCCCAATCAGTTATTTCACCAATAGCCATAAAACTAACAGCATTACTAAATTCAGTTGAATTAATTGCTATACCAGAAGCTTCAGAAGTTATATAAACACCTTTTATAGTTTTCTTTCTAACTTCTATTACACCAGCTTGGTTTTTACTTTTAGATATTAAAATTATTTCGAAAGGTGGAAGTTGTCCCCAATCTACTTTAGAGTTATCACTATGAAATTCCCATTGAGTAAAGTTATCTTCATAACTTAAAAATGGTGTTTCGTATAAAGTAGGGAATTTTATTTTATCTGCTCCACCATTAATACCTTCCATAATAACAGCTTTTAATTTACTAAATGAATTTTCATGAAATACTTTAAAAGTCATTTGACCTTCTGCTATTTCCATACCAGGGTAAATGTCAACAGGTCCTCTTGAAGTAAGTGTATATTTTGGAGAAGCACTATTAGATACTTGCCATCCTATATTTTCTAAGAAACCTATATCAAAATATTCTTTTATATATCTATCAGCTAGGTTTTTAGTAAAAAATATTTTAGGAAAAGCAAATTTACATTCTAATTCAGCACCACTGATAGTAGCTGAAATAAATTCTTTTTGTTTTCTTGCCATTTGTACCTCTTTATATTTAAGTGAGGGAAAATTTTCCCTCACTATTTAATTTTATTTTGTTTATAATATTCTAGCTGACATTCTTATTAATTGTAAAGTTTGTATTTCTGTAGCTACGAAGTTCATGAATAAAGCTCTTTCTGCAACACCATTAGGATTTTTAACAGAAGCTAAGTTTAAGCTTAATTCATAATTAGGTAAAATGTATTCATTAACAGCTGGTTTGAAAGCTCCTTCTTCTACATTTGTTTTAATTATAGCTAAATCAGTTCCATCATCTATTCTTTCTCCTTTATAAGGAAGTAAAATAGCTTTTGAATTTTCTATTAATGCATAAACAGCAATTAATGTTTCAATTTTTTGGAATTGATTATCAGGAGAAGTCATTAATTGGCTTCTAGATACAGAACCTACAGATTGTCCATGTTCTTGTTGAACAACACAGAATTTCTTAGAATCAAGTAATTGTAATTGTTTTTCAGAGAATTTAACTTGGCATTCACCTTTAAAATTAACTCCAGCTGGACTTCTCTTTACTCCAACTTCTTTACAGATATTAGAATATTGTCTTGCTAAATAAGTTCCTTTAAAGTCTTTGTTGTTTACATTCATTATGTATTTAGGATTTAATCCAGAAGAAATTTCAGTAGGAACTTCTTTATCTAAAGTGATTTCAACAGCGTTTGTACCAGTAACTACTATTTTTTCTACTTTTGCAGAGAAAACTAAAGTATCCATTTTGTTATAAGTATAAACTTCTACTCTATCTCCTACAGAGAATGCAGTTGTAGATTTCTTAGTAACTACTTTCTTTTGAGCTATAGTAGCAACTTTAGCTTGAGGTAAACCTCTTAATCCACCAAGTCCATCATACATATTAACTCCAACAACTACGCTTAGGAATTTTCCTAAATCATTTTTTTGTCCTCTTGAATCTACCATTGTAGAATGTTCTCTTATGATTTCATACATAGCAGCACATTTATCTACATAAGCTTGTATATCTTTTATAGAAGCACTCTTAGGAGGTTCAGGACTTAGGAAAGTATAACAAGAATTTTGTGTAGAAGTTATTTTTAAGTTATGTAATAATGTTCTTCTTAATAGAGAAGCACTATCTGCTAATTTAACTATATCTAATTTTTCTAATACTTCTGTTTTTGTTTTATGTTCAGGTTTTACTTTAAAAGAACCTTCTTTAATTCTAACAACTGTATCGTTATCAACTTTAACCATAAGTTCTTTTAAAACATCTATTTTTAATTCGTTATTATCTACAGATATTGAAACATAAGTAGATAAATCTCCAGTTTGATTTGTTACAGCTAATGTTTTAGAACCAGCAACTCCAGAATAAGTTACATCTGCTCCAAATTTAAAATCTTTTACTCCATCTTCTGTAATTAATTTTGCAGTTTCATCATTGATTAAAACTTCGAATGTATCATGAACACCATCTGTAGCTTCTCCAGTAGAAACTGTAGATTTAGTTCCTTTTATTGATAAATCGAATTTTTTATCAACAGTTATTCCAAGAGTTGAATTGTAAGCGCTTACTGATTTAACTAATTCTTGGAAATCTTTAAATTGGTCTTTTAATTCTTTTACTTGTACTTTATTTGGGTCTAAAGCTAACATGTCATCTAAACTTAAACCAGCAACTATTATTTCTCTAGAAGCTAAGTTTTCAGTAGCTTCAAAAGCATAGTCTAAAGCTTCATACATATCTGCTAAAGAGTTTAAATCAGGAGTATCTCCATTTCTTTTTACTATTCTTACCAAAGCTATATTTGAACCACTAGGTATTAATCTGATTATATTTCTAACTTCTCTTGTCATAACAAGGTTAGTTGTTTCAAGTGTTTCTATAGCGTCTTCAGCAGAAGAGATTATTATAGGATTGTTTGGTTCTATGTAAGTTTCTTCTATATCTCCAAATTCATCTGTTGATTTCATTATTTCTGGTAAAATACAATAAATTGTATATACGTCTTTTAATCTAACAACAGGTGGAGTAGTTTCGTTAGTATCGTTAATATTAACATAAAATCCAGGTAGCATTTTGTTTTTATCTATTGCCATTTAGGTTATTACCTCCAATTTGGTATTTCAAACGATTCATAATCGTTATTTTTATTTTCAATTTTTTTAAATGATTTGCCTAAAACATAAGAATCTTTTGTTGACTCTATATTTTTATTTATTGTTTCTGAGTTTGTCATATTATATATTTCAAATTCAGTTGGTTCTACATCAAAAGCAATTTTAAATGCTTCTACTAAATAATAGTTATTATATTCACTTTCTTCTTTTAATCTCATATGAAAGTAAATTTTAACAGTTCTTAATTCATCTTTATCATTTAAAGGTTCTGTTTCTATATGAGATATTCCACATACTACTACAAAAGGTTTTGTAATTCTATGTGAATAAACATTAAGTGATTTTTCTAATATGTTTATTATTTTTAATTGTTGTTTTAGAGTATTTGTTTTAACTGTAAAAATAAATTCATTATCTGAATAAAACAATTCTTTTCTTATAGGAACTTCTTCAGGTAAATCCTTTCTTTTTTCTATTCTAGTTGAATTACTAAAAGTAGGTTTACCAGCTAATAATACTCCTTCATTGTTAAATAATACAGTAGGGTCTCTATCTGTATTAGTATGATAACAACGTTTATTTAAATTTATATAAATTAATCCATCTTCAACAGGTAAAGATTTAGTTGTATCTTTTTCATGTTTATCTTCTCCTAAAATAATTACAGGAGAAATTTCTTTATTTATTATAAATGCAAACTCAACTAGTTTCTGTAGTTCATCCATTGCATCTAATAATATATTTGGTCTATCGAAGATAAATCTATCTTTATATTTATCAACCAATTCTTGTAAAGCTTCTATTCTTTTTTGACTTATCTTCATATTAACCTTCTTGTATTTCTATAAGTTTATCAAAATCTTCTATTTTAAATCCTTTAATGAAGTTTACTTTTCTTCCTATGATTTCATAAAAAATAAAATCATGGTCTCTGAATTCTTCTCTGTTAACTATTTTATAGACAGAAACTATAGTTTTTTCATCTTCTTTTAAAAGACAAATTAAATCTTCAGTGTTCATATCTTGATAAAGTTCATCAACATAAAATTTTCTATCTTCATTTATTGATGTAGCAAATTTTGTTTTTTCAAACTGAGTAACATAACTATTGTTAAGTTCATTTCTTATTTTATCTGTCAATATAGCTTGTCTAATTTTACCAAACCCATAACATTTAGGACATTTAGGGTCTGGCTCAGAATCAACAAGTCTATCTTCATCGTAACAATCACAATTTTCTATAGCTTTTAACCAAAGACATTTACTTCCAGTCCTCGAAGCTTCTTTGAACTTTAAAGAATACTGATTTTGCACAACCCACCTCACATCTTTTTAATTTATGAGCAATACCTGGTTCTTTATACAAAGCTTCATATAATTCCTTTTCGGCTTCATAAATTAGGTTCTTAATTAAATCACTACTTGAAACAGTTCCGTTAGCTCCTCCGCCAACTCCTGTTGAAAAGTTACCTAATTTAAGATTGCTTGTACTAGGAGAAGCTCCTAAACCAACATCTGCGTTTACTCCATTGATAAATTTTAAAGCTAAAAATTCAGACATACAATATAAATTAACTAGTCTTTTATATAAAGGGAAATATTCTATATCTTCTATTTGAGTTTTATCTAAACCAAATCTTCTTTTTAAATATACTGATTTTTCTTGTATCATTCTTTTAAATCTTTCATCTGTCTTTTCGTTAAACTTTAAATCAGTGTCTTTTAAAAATTCTCTTAAGTCTTTTACATTACTCCAATAATATCTAGGTTCTTCTTTTATTATTATCTTTTTATCTAATATAGAAATAACATATATTACGTTTGTTTCTCTATTTATATAAGTTTTATCTTTTACATTTAATTTATATTTCTTATATGGAAAATCAGGATAGATTTCATTAGTGTATTGTTCTACTTTTATAGGCATAGAACTTTCATCTATAAATCTTAAACCATCTGGGTCAAACTTAACTCTAAGAGTGTTTGCTAAATTCTGTACCATTATTTGTTCTTCTGAACTAGAAATAGTGAATTGATTATCAATAGTATAATCATCAACATCAAGTTCTATTTCTTTGGGTTCATCTTCTTTTTTCTCCGCCGGCGCATTTTTTTCGTCGTCTTGATTAAAAAGATAGTTAATAGAATTTGCTTTTAATTTAATACCATCAAAGAAATTTCCATATATTTCTATTTGAGTTTCATCTATAACTCTTATTATAAATCTTTCTTTTAGTTCTTCATTGTTTTTATAAAAGGTAAAAAAGTTATTTACGAAAGGATTTTCATTTTCGTCTAATTTATATATAACTTTATCCCTTTTCCAAATAACTTTAGACATAACTCATTACCTCTTATTTTTTAGTTCTTTTAGATTTTTTTTCAGGTTTTTCTTCAGTAGCTTCTTCAATAACTTCTTCTTCTACTTCAGGTTCTTTATTTTCTTCCACAACAGGTTCTTCAGATTTAGTTTCAACTGTGGGAATTTCTGCTTTAGAAACTTTTTCTTGAGAAGCAGTATCAAGAATTTCTTTATCTAAATCAACTATTTCTAAGTATTTTTCTTTTATGAAATATTCTAATTTTTTTACATTTTCTTCAGTAGCTTCAATAGAAGGTTTTTCTAATGTAAGAGTTATTCCTTCTTTAGAAACATAATGAACATTTTTAAGTCTTATAACTTTCATTGTTCCTCCAATCTATTTTAATAAAAGGCGGGCAAATATATACCCGCCCTATATTATTAAGTTAATTAAAATAATTTTTTACCATGTTCTATAGATATAACTCTATTTTCAGATTTAGGGTCAAATACGTCATCAGTAACGTTGATATTTCTGAAAGCGAATACTCCATGGTCTTTATCTAATACGAAGTTGTAGTAGTTTTTGAATTTAATCTTTGTAACGTCTACAAATTTATCTTCTATTTTATCAGATATAATTCCTCTACCATCATGAACGTGAGTTAAACATCTTGAACTGTCACATAATATAATGTCTGTAACATCATTAGGTGCAGAAGCGTGTTGAACTGTAGGTTTAATAGTAAATCTTGTTCCAGGAGTTGTAATAGCAGTACCTTTTTTGAAGAAACTTACTAAAGGAGTAACTATTACGTTAAGAGTTTTATTTGTTATTAATTGAGGAACAGCTAAATGTTCTTCTTTTTCTAAGATTGGTCCATGAACTTTTGACCATTTTGTTAATTGGTTTTGAGCAATTGTAGGCATTTTCTTAGGAATCATAAACCAAATATTTGCAGTTTCTTTTAAGTATTTTTTAATATTAGGTTCAGCGAAGAATACTTTCCAAGCTAATGGATGTATAAATATAGTATCTACGTCATATCCAGAATGTTGAGTTTCAAAGAAGAAACTTTCTAAGTCTCCTAATAATAAAGTACCATTTTTTGTAGCTGGGTTAGCAAATGAAACTCCAGAAGGCATTTTAGTTGGGTCTAATCCATCTAATACAGTTCTTCCGTTAGCTTCTATTAATCTAACAGCTTCTAAAGATTTATATCTTTTAATATCGTTTATTGCAGCACTACAAAGAGCAGTTAATAAAGCAGCACCATTTCTTCTGATTGCTTCTTCAGTAAGAGTAACGAAAACCCCGATTTTTCCTTTAGAAGTTTTGATATAATCTTCTGTAGATTCTAGGTTTAAAGTCTTGAATTCTCCACCTTCAGCTACTCTAGTTGTTGCTGGTGAACCGTTTTCTCCTATTACTATTGTATAAAATACTGTAGCATCTTCTAGAACTAAATCTCTAGATATAAATTGCCAAGCTTCTAATTCTTGAGTTTCTATTCTTGTAACTAATCTATTTATTACTTGTTGAGCGAAGAATCCTAATGAACTAGCCGAGAAGTCTTTTATTATATTTCTTCCAGCGTTTTCATTAAAATCTTTTGCTAATGTTTCTATTTTTTCAGAAAGGTCGGCTAGAGACATTTTTGTTTGAGTATTAGCATCAAAACCATCATGGTATATTGCATCTGCTAAGTCTTCAATTTGTTTTATAAACTCTACACCTTTTTCTGGGTCTTCTTTAAAAGCGTCTGTATTAAGAACTTTTCTTTCTTTGTTTAGTTCCATAAATCCTTTTACAGCGTCTTTTATTTGTAAATCATTATAATCGAAAATTCTATTCATTTATCCTCCAATTTATTACATTGCAACGTAGAATTCTACTATTGTTTTAATATAATTTGCGTCGTTAAATTTTTCACCTATAGATAACCATACATTTCTAGATGTTCCAGCAGTATCTTTACCTTGTAAGTTAAAATCAAAACAAGATTGATTTGTGTAATATAAGTTATTATATTGTTCTCCAGGAATTATTGAAGTTGCTCTTCCAACTCTTTGAGTTATTTTATCAGTAGCATCATCAAAAACTACAGGCATTCCAGCATACCAAGCTTTAGTTTTATCAGCATTAGCAGCAGTTTCTCCAAATAAATATGGTAAAGTTCCATCAGTTAAACAAGTAGTTATTTCAGCAGTAGTTATAGGTCTAACTGAGCATCCTGGTTTAAATTCAAATAATTTCTTTGAAGCTCCGTCTTTTTTATAAGCGTATCCTCTTTCAAATAAAGCTTCGAATTGGAATACAGTAGGAGTAATTCCTTGTAAATCATCCATTGAGTTTACACTATTGATTGCTTGTTCAGTTCCATTTCCAGTTAAAAGTGCTTTTAAATGAGCTGTACTTCTTAAACAATGTCCTATAACACCATATGGGGCTAATGTTCCATCAGCTGGTACTAAATATCCTTTGTCGTTTATTGCTACAGCTATTGAAGGAGAAGAAACTAAATCCATTCCTTCTGGCATAATTCCTTTTAATTCTAATACAGTTTTTAAATCTGGGTCAGCTAATGGTGTTCCAAAACCACTTGATACAACTGATTTTGCAGTTCCTTTATAACCCATTGGTTCGCTAAGTCCTCTATTTGTAAATAACACTATTGGTTACCTCCGTTTTTAATTAAAATTTTTAATAAATAATTCAGATAAAGAATCTTTGTTTTCAACTTTAGCTTGAGCATCTTTTGCTTTTAGCATTTCCTTTAAAGCTTCTAAATCATCTTTAATATTTTTTTCAACCATTTCCGCAGAACCTTCTTTTGGTTCTTCTTTTCCGTCGTTTGCTTGTTCAGCATTTTCTTTATTGTCTTCTACATTAGTAGCTTCAGGTTCAGTTTCTGGTTCAACTTTAGGTTCTTCTGGTTTTTGTTCAGAATCCTTAATAGTTTCAACTTGAGTTGCAGCTATTTGTAAACTATCAGTAACTTCTTTTACTAAGTTATTAGTAGAAGTTTTTAAACTATCTAATACTTTTGTAAGCTTTTCAATCTTTTCATCTTCTAAAGAACTGATGAAATCTTTTATTTCCGCTTCAGCAGAGTCTTCGAATTTCCAAGTATTTTTCATGTCCTTTAAAAGTAAAGTGATTGTTAAATCTTTAATCATTTCATCACCTTTATTTTTATTATCGTTTTGAGTATTGTCTAACACATTTTCATTGTTGTCAATTTTCGGTACGATAGTATTAGAATCCGTAATTTGTGTTTTGTCAATTTTAGAGTCATTCGTTTTATTATCTTTTTTATCTGGTATATAAATTATACTAGTATCATTAGCTGGTACATTTACTATAGAAATTTCTCCAGCTTCATATTGACCAGAAGCTACG